CTTACCAAACGCTTAGAGCGGCTCAGTGAGGAGCTAACCGGCTCTAACGCCCTTTATGTCCAAGAGGCGGCAACCACTATCGAGAAGCTCGAGGGAGAGATCGCTAGGCTAAAACTGACTGCTACTTTTTACGAGCGTCAAAGCCGGGATCAATCGCTATGATCCTCGCATATTACACCGCGCTTATCTTAGGCTATCGGATCGACGGCGAACATTTAACCGCTCGATTTTGGATGCAGAGCTATCAGCAATGTTTACAAGCTATGGACGAGATCGAGGACTTGTATGATTACATAGCCGATAACATATCGGATAAACACATTTACTTATGGTGTGAAAAGTCTGACGTAATTAGTTCTTTTGATAGCACTGTAAAACCGATGCCGAGACCTTAGCTCGCCATTTCTAAAGCAAGCTCGAGGGTGTGCTTATTCCTATTTGTCCACCCTCGGCCAAACGTTTTAAAGGTTCTTAAACCTTCATAAAAATTTTGTCTGACGTCGTGCATTCCTTGGATCAACTCCCGGGGATTATGTTTAGCGACTTCGGCTAAGGTTTTCGGTCCGATCACTCCGTCCTTTTTTGCATTAACAAGACCTTGGAGAGCCTTACTCGAGCGGCTTCCTGAGTTCACTTGCCAGTCAAAAACCGCGAGATCGAGGCCATCAGCGAGCTTGTCGCACTGAGCCCGGAGCCAATAATTTTTATGATAGAGCGGCGAAACGTCTGATTTTGTGAGCTGTTTCATTTCACCATTGAGCACCATACGGCCGACCCATTGCTCCCATGTTGCCCGGGTAACGCCGAGGTTTGTCTCTCCGCCCGGATCTTCCGGATGGTTTACATAGCCACCCTCGTTTTTCAGAATAACGTCTAAGCATTTACTAAAGTTTTCTTCCATTTTTAAACTCCAAATATAAACGGAAAACATTAGCGGCCGTATTTATCGAGACCGCGATTAATAGAACGATTGCCATTTCATAGGTCATTTTTTGAGGTTCTCCCGGGCAACGCCTTTATACTTCTCAAAACTACGCATACCGCCGACGCCGAGTAGACTTAGAGTTAAGGTCATTAGCGCTTCGGTTTGCATTTCGAAAAGCTCAACGTCGGGATACCAAATCGCGCAAACCCACTCGGCTATTGGCATTACGAAAAACTGAACGAATAAGCCGAGAGCGCAAATCCAAAGGATAGCCGGGCGAGCTCCGGCCACAAAAAGGCTAGGGTGTTTCGAGGCTTCAATATTTGCTTGCGCTTGTAATTTTTGGTTCTCGGCCGCGAGCTTTTCGGACATGGTGGCTATCTCATGAGCCAGTTTATTTTTCTGGTCCTTATCTTCGATTACTTTATCGAGAACTGAACTCACAGGGTCGATTAATTTTTCAACGAGACCTAACATTATGACTTTGCCTCCGTTTTAATTGTGTTCTGAGATCGAGCGCTAAAGCCAAAATATGCACCCACCAACCCGGATAAACTGATGTACTGGGCCATCAAGACGCTATCAGCTTCCGCCATCCTCCCGGGGCTTATGATTGTCGCTACTGTTACCGCCGCCATTAGGCCGATTGATGCCCACGCCATGCGACGCTTGTTTATTTGGTAGGCTCTTTTGTCCGGGATCATTTCGTTCATTTTGGAACTCCTTTGCAAAATGTTTGATTATTCTTTTGTCGGAGCAAATCATTAGAATTGTTCCATAATCGTCCTCGAGGACGTATCGTTTTTTAGTTTCGCGGATAAACACTCAAAGGCTAAACCAACCCATGTATGAGCCGAGCGCAAAAAGGCCGCCAAACAAAGCCGCTCCCGAAACCACAATTACGGCGATTGTCATAGCGGCTTCCATCCGTTTTTGGCGCTCAACTCTGAGCCGAGCTTCCTCCGCTTGTCGCTGTTGCCGAACTTCCTTGCGAATGTTCTGGAGCTCGGTCCAAGCGCTGAGCCCCCTAGAATTGACGATCAATTCTCTGAGCTGAAATTCGCTATCCCTCGCGGCTTGTAAATCGAGGAAAGTCGATAAACTTTCTTCATTTGCGCTCGCAAACATACCGTTTTTCTTTTTTGAGTGCTTGCGCTTTGCATCATCCACAACGTCGAAAAATTCGATAATTTGGCCCTTGAGTGCGTACAATTGCTTTCCGGCTTTTATCCCGGCCGAAAGTCCGCCAAGAATAGTAATAGGGTCCATTTTTAACCTACTCTAGAAATAAGCGTTGCGAGCATTATTATGATTGCTCCGGACGCTCCGATAATAATATTCTGAATTAATTTTATTCGACCGTAGATATCTTTGAGTTGTATGCGGACGGTCGTTTGAAGAGCGATCAATTCTTTCTCTATATTGTCCGCTCGAGCGTGAGCCGAGCTCACCGTTCGCCGATCCTCACTCATGTTATATCGTCCAGTATTTCGATCGCTATATAGCTCCCATTAGGAAACGTCTCGATCGCGCCGGTTGAATATGTAACCTCAAACTCGCCTTGGAAAACGCCGATTGTATCTGTGTCGGTTGCGGTCCACTGATATTCTACAACGCCGCTAGTAGCCGGGCTCGAGACTGTTGCCGAGGCATCTACTTTAACCGTCGTTTTTCCGATTTGTCGCATATGAAAATTGACGGTCGCGCCGGTTAAATCGATAACGGTTCCGTTTCCGTCCTTGAGTGTAGCCTCGAGGCTAGGGGAAGTGTCGTTTTGTTTAATTTTAAAAGCCATTATGCCGCCTCATTTTCGGTTAAAGTGATTGCAAAATTTTCGTTAGTAGTTGTTATCAAGCGCTCGACATTACCAGTGAGAGCGAGCTGATCTTTCTCGGTCACGATTGCTTGATTTTCCCTCATGGTGATCGAGCAAGCGTTTAATGAACTCGCAACCTCGACAGTCGAAGGGAGCTCGATTGTGGCTACTTGGCTCGAGGATTGTAAATCCTGGCCTATAAGTAGTTGATTTATTTCAACAATTTCATCGATTAAGTTACCGTCTCGATCAATCGAGGCGAGGTTATTATTAGCAACGAGATCGGTTTGGTTGAGACTGTTTTCATCCGGGCCGATCGGTCGCGGAATTTTAACAAACTGAGCAACGCTCCCGGTTCCAATCACCGGCGTAGTTTGAAGATTGCCGGTCGCTAGATTATGAGTTTGCTCGATCGCGGACGTTCCGATCGATGGAGCGTTAGTTTCAAGATCGCCAGTCGTTAAGCCATGAATTTGTATTAAGTCGGCTTGTGGTAGTGTAGGAGCGCCGGAGGTGAGCGCTGAGGTAGCGAATGTGTGTTCTTGGTTTAGTTGTGGTGTGCCAAGATTAGGCGAGCCAGTGACGAGCTCAGACGTTGTTAAACTGTGCTCTTGCTCGAGTGTCGGAGTTCCGAGGTCCGGAGCGCCACTTTCGAGATCCCCGGTTGCAAACGCCTCCTCTTCGAAAATCCCCACGACCGGGATAATCGGAGTGCCACTTAAAAGCTCACCGGTCGTTAGTGCGTGAACCTGAGCAAGCGTCGGAGTGCCGATCGATGGAGCGTTCGCGTCGAGATCCCCGGTTGCTAGATCGTGAACCTGAGCAAGCGTCGGAGTGCCGAGCGTTGGAGTTCCTGCCTCGAGATCTCCGGTTGTAAATGTCTCCTCTTCGGAAATGCCTACGACCGGGATAATCGGAGCGCCACTTAAAAGCTCGCCGGTTGTTAAGGCGTGAACCTGAGCGAGCGTTGGGCTTCCGAGAGTAGGGCTTCCGGCTTCGAGATCGCTAGTCGTAAAATCAATTTGTAACCCGGCTTGTGGTTGGCCGAGAACCGGAGCTCCACTTTCTAGATCGCCAGTTGATAGATCATGAACTTGTATAAGCGCCGGTGTATCGAGCGCCGGGCTTGCGCTATCGAGATCGCCGGTATTTAATATGTGCTCTTGTGCAAATGTGCTCGAGCCTATGAACGGCTCACCGGCGTAAAGATCGGCCGTTGCAAATGCTTCGCGCTCGACAACGTTAATGGTTGGAACGACTGGAACGCCGCTAACAAGATCGCCTGTTGAAAGCGAGTGTTCTTGTTCGAGCGCCGGGCTTCCGAGTTCCGGAGCGCCAGTCGTTAAATCTCCGGTTGTTAATTCGTAAACAATTACGAGGGTCGGAGTGCCGAGAGTAGGGTTCCCGGCTACCAGATCGCCGGTCGAGAGCGAATGTTCTTGCGCTAGAGTAGGACTTTCGAGGACCGGAGTAGTCTCGAGCGCCCCGGTTGTTAAATCGTGCTCCTGATTGAGCTGAGGGCTTCCGAGGACTGGAGTTCCAGAACTTAAATCCCCGGTCGTGAGTGCGTGCTCCTGAGAAACTGTCGGAGTGCCGAGGGTAGGGTTCCCGGTTTCGAGACCATTCGCACTTAAAACATGAGTTTGCTCGAGGGCCGGAGTGCCGAGATCGGGAACGCCAGAAATTAAATCGCCGGTTTGTAGAACATTCTTTTGCTGACCGGCCGAAGCGAGAGCGGCCGCCGCAATGGAATTAAAACCTAGCATTTAAAATCCTTATGGGAGTTGGTCTTGTGGCTCAGCCGGCCACTCAATATTAAACGGAAAAGAGGCTTGCTCCGAAATGTCCCGGAGTAGTTGTCTGTATTCCAAAATTTCCGGCGTTGCGTTTGTGTCTTGCAAACAACGCCAGTCAGTCGCGGCTAGTCTTTTATTTCTTTCGGCTCGGACATTATCTCTAGCCATCGTTATATCTATTCGAACAACCTCGTAATTCTGACGATAAACACCATCGACAATAGTAAACCCGGTTTCTGATAGCTCTTCAGTAAGAGGATCGGCGTAAGGCTTTACTTCCTCAAAGGGATAAACGTTAAAGCTTGCCAAAACTGTCAAAGGGATTTCTCCGTTTGTAACCGGGAAGCTTGTATTTGGATTGTCGGCTTTCAGTTGAGCGATCGAGTATCTCTCGATTACTTCGCCGGTAACTTTTACAAGGTTCACTGAACGACCTCCCACGTTAAATAATGGTCAACGCTATCTCTAACACTTCTAAATATTTCATTATGTTGTTCTAAATTTTCCCGGCGTTCGTTAGCAAATCGAGTAATTAATTCCATCGCCTCATCGTGGTTAAGATCATCGATAAAAGTTCCTAGATCCCATTCAAAAACGCACACCGTCGGGACTGCCCTCATTTCGTTCTCGTTTAAAACCGCGACCGTTTGCTTGCCTCGATCGATCGAAACCCAATAGTGGACCTTGTTCGCTTCGAAAGGATTAGCTGCAATTGCGTCAATTCTTTGATTTAAATAAGACTGCGCTTGTGTAAGTGTGTCGAAAAGTAATTCGCCCTCGACCGTTATAAGTTTATATTGCTCACCGACTATACTATCACCGCCGGCTATTATTGCCGCCGGGCTTTTTGCTAAACTGTGGAACCACCCTCCGCTATCTTTCCATTCCTGAGTATTTAAAACGCTTTTATTTTCCCGGTAATATTTCCAGAATTTTTTATATACTGCCTTGTGACTATTATCTCCGTCCGAAGTGAGCTCGTCGATTAACGCTGTATATTTCATATACATTTCATCACCCTCAGAACAAACGCCCATATCGAGCATAAACTGTCGATTTACTTTCATTTAATAAGTTCCATAATGTAAATAAGCAGCTAGGACCAGAAATGAAAAGTACAGGAGAAAGTATTCTCTTTATAGAAAATTTAAAAGACGATGCATTTTATGATTTATACGCAAGACGTAAAATGTATTTGACCAAATAAGAGAATTTCGTTAGCTTTACGAAAACAACGAAGACCCATGCAAAGGATAGAAATGAAAGCTGTTTTTGGATTGATTCTAATCGCTGTATTAATGCGACTGGTGCCTCATCCACCAAATTTTGCCCCGATTACAAGCATCGCACTTTTCTCAGGCATTCATTTTGCTAATAAACGTCTTGCCATTTTGATACCACTGTGCGCTATGCTTCTCTCTGATCTTT